CCGTGAGGGGCCCCTGGCGCAGTACGACCGTATTGCGTCCTGCCTGTTGATCCGAAGGGATTGCTGTGAGAGAGCGTTCCAGGACGTGGCGAGCATCAGCTGGTCACGGTACCGCTACCCATAACTACTTTTCTGGAGTTACGGGTTGGGGCACTCCCACCTCTTCTGAGTGGGATCCTGGAGCCGTGTGTTCTCAGCTAACGCTGGACAACACACATGACTGGCCTAGCGGCCGGTCTTCTGGAAGGGATGTAGGTGGTAGTTTTGTTTCTACCATCAAGGATGTTGAGTATAACGCGCCGCAGATCGCGTGTCGCTACTACTACAACGGGGACTTGTGGACGTATAATGGTCCATGCCTTGCATCTATCGATGATTGGCCTACCGTTGGCTCTATCACTGCTGGCACTGAGTCACAACTCAAAGCCGCAGGGACTACAGCCATCGCTAGAACTGTCCCAACATCTCCTCCTGCAAACGTCTCCGTCATGCTTGGTGAACTCTTCAGAGAAGGAGTTCCCAAGGCTGCCGGAGCTACCCTGCTGAAAAGCAGATTCAGAGACTATAGAGATTATGGCTCTGAATACCTGAACTACGAGTTTGGGTGGAAGCCGATTGCGGCCGACCTGAAATCAGTTGCGCGTACAATGATTGAGTCCGAAAGGATTCTCGATCAATTGGAGCGTGACTCAGGTCGGAACGTTCGTCGGAAGTTTGCATTTCCCACAGCAAACACTACCTCGAACGACTCATCAACTTTGACGAAATATTCAAAGGTGATTGGTCTTCCTCAAGGTAGTGCGATCTGGGGCACCAACAGCTGGTCCATCCGAGGCTCTCACGAGCGCAGACGGTGGTTCAGCGGTTGTTACACGTACCACTTCAAGCGGCCGACTGCTCACGCGAATGCAATGCGTGGTGCAGTTCAGAAAGCTAGAGTGTTGTACGGATTAGATCTCACACCAGAAGTGGTGTGGAATCTAGCCCCATGGTCATGGCTCGCCGACTGGGTTTCGAATGCTGGAGATGTTATGTCCAACATGTCGAGGTTCAGTCGTGACGATCTAGTGATGCGGTATGGGTACATCATGGAGCATTCTAAGAATGTCCATGTGCACACGCTCAACAACATCAGTTATTCACTAGTGGATAACGGAAGTAAGAGAGCCGTTGTTTCACCCTCAACAACATACACGAGGGAAACGAAACAGCGATACCCTGCAACACCTTTCGGATTCGGTCTCACTGAGTCTGGTTTTGACACCAGCCAGTGGGCCATTCTTGGCGCCCTCGGGATCTCTCGAGGGCCCCGCACGTTGTGACATTGTCACATCGCGGCTGCTTAGTGCAGCTGGTCCAACCATCAGGGAGCAATGGCTGTACCACAGCTATCTCCACGGTTACGTCTTCAGCCCAAAAGGCATTCAGACGTGCCCTTAACAACACTGCATATCCGGAGATCCCGGATGCAGACACTGCTAGGAGAAACTGCTCATGGCTTTCACCGATCCTCAGACCGTCACTATCAATGCGGTCGCCAACACCCTTCCGCGCGTTGGTTCTGGGCCCTTCTCAGGGTCCTTCCAGAACGCGGACGGCACTGTCCGTCTGTCGATTTCGCATGCCATTGGCAAGCGCGCTCGTCGGACGGTCCGCATCGATTTCTCGAAGATCGCCGCTGACCCGCTTACTGCGGAGAACGCTGAGTTCTCCATGTCGGCTTATGTCGTCGTGGACGCTCCACTCCGTGGCCTGTCGGTCACCGAGCAGAAGCAGATTGTCGACGCCTTGACGGCGTGGCTTACTGCATCTTCGGGGGCGAATGTCACTAAGGTGCTGGGACAGGAGTCCTAGCGTCCAAACCTACTCATCCGGTTGGCTACCGGGTTTGTAGTGAGTGACATACGGTCGGATCTAAGAAGCATGAGCTGAGACCCACGAACCCCAGTTAATGGAGGCCATGGTGAAAAGCTCATTGGAGGTGCGAAACCTCCTGCTTCTCTGGCAGGTGCTTGCCAA